GCGACGGCGACCTTCAGTGGCCCGCCAGTTTAACTTGTGACGCATGTGAACTAGTAAAAATTCAGAGTGAAGCACTCTTGAAAAACCTAGAACATCTGCTAATGTTACAAGCTCTGACGAGCACTTCACTATCAATATCGTTGATAACGCAGGGGTCACTCCTACGATTCGTGGATCTTGCGAACCACTATAACGTCAACTTAACTATCTGTCTGGAAGAACGAGTTGTTTCCAGCACACGGGCACATTTAAAAAGAAGAAAGTTGAAAAATCTTCCGACCCGGAGACATAGTTCATTGTTTCCAACGAACCACTGCCTGATGTGTAGAGAGAGGTTGTGAAGAAGTCTCCCTCGTACGCTGTGTTAATTCTACCATTTCGAGCATTGTAGAATCTCTTGTTTGAATAATAGGGCAGTTCAAACTCTGCTATAGGATTGTATTGACCAGACGTTAGCATTGAACCGCTCCAGACATCAAAGACGCCGTTGGCAGTCCAAAAATCCATCTCATCCCGTGCTGATGGTGATTCAACAATGGCAAATGAGCTGATTGCTGGGGACCGGGACACATTAAGCATGTCTGCGGTACTGTTTTGACGCCAGTGGAGTTTCCATCTTATGCCGCCTCTGAAACCTAAGTAAGCAGGGACCACATAATTCAGGATGGTCATCATGGAGTAATTAACTCTACCTCCTGGTGTGGCAACCAATCCTGTTGGATCACTCCCACGGTAATTTGGGAAAGCAGCTAGTGAGTACGTAAGTAACTTTCTAGCGTCTGTATAAGAACCATTTCCAATGCTTGTGGTGGAGTGGTAACTGTATCTCTTCAGACACTGTCTCCATGACACAACGGGATCACCGTGGTAAACCATGTGGTGGGGATCAAAATTGCCAACATCCAACCCAAGAGAGACTGAACTGTCTTGTGTTGGTTGGTTGATGGATTCGGGAATGATCTCCTCGGGCAACATCCAGGTCAGACCTCGGATGTTTGCATCCCATGGACCCATGACTTCGAAGTCATCACCAGCCGATACAAAGACATTGATCGAGATCTCTTGTCCTGCCGTGCTCGGGGAGACTAGTTGTGTCACTGGGTACACTTGGATGATTCCATTGACTAAGCCATCAATCGCTGTGATAGGCGCTGCGCCGAATGGTCTAGAGCCGATCGAGTCGACTTGTAGGTAAGAGGATTGTTGTCCCCAACCCACTTCGATCGTAAAATCGGACTCTTCACCAATGTCAACGATGCGGCTGAAAGCTACATTGTATTCAACACCTGGCATGGACACACTAGTGTTTGGTTCGTACTTCACCCGGAGGCGACCACGATGCATTGCACTAGCAACGACTTGGAAACGGAATTTGATAGTTCCGCGCCAGTACTGAAATGCCTGTGCTATCCAACACATGGGTGTCATGTGGATTTCTTCGGCATTGTAGTCGAATAGTGTTGGTGTCACAAGACTATTCCATAACTGTATATCAGGGGCTGTATCTGCATACCATTTGAAAGTGGTCAGATAACTCTCCCTGGTGGCTAAGTTCTGGAACGCCATCTCGTCAGCACTACCTAACCCTGTTGTCCTGGGGTCAATTGTGACTTCTTGCTTGGGGTCTAAACTGAGTTTCTGACTCATGTCGACTCCAATAGTGTTAGCCAAAGTTCCAGATCTGAGGTTTGCTGCATTCCCACCATCACAATGCGTGGGTTTGGACATACCAAAGATTCTAGCTATTTCAGCTACACCTCCTGCAGCCATGCAAGTGGCGCGCGCGTAAGGACCAATTATAGGTACTTTCTTAAAAAGACTGGCGGCGTTAGCAATAGCTGCTGCTGGTTTGGAAATCGGTTGCGAACCATATTCATCACTCTGAGGAATGATAGAGGACGGCTCGAAGGTAGTGGGCACACTAAGGTGCACATCACTAGCCCAAACAAAGAAAGTCACAGATACTGGATCTAGACCACCGTTTGCGTGTTCCAACTGATTAAAACCTCGAACGAAAATAGAACCCAATTTGTCCCACTCTGCAGAGACGATATCTACTGCATTGTAGGGAAAGAAGAAGGGTAGATCTAACTGCCCCCCTTCACTTGTAGTGGGGTTAATAAAGAAATGAGGTCTTTGAGATTCTGCTATGGCGTCTTGTGCCACTAAGGCTCTATTCTCGGGTCCCAAAGTATTGGTTCCAGAAAGCGGAGTATAGGACACTAGCAAACGTCCATAGTGAAATGGGGTGCCATTGACCACTGCCTTTACATGTAAATTGCAACGCAACAACTTGTAATTGGCTATGCGGTTAACGACACGAGGGTTGTTGAAGTACAGACTCCACGGATCGAAATCCGTGAAGATGTTGCCACCAACTTCCCAAGTTTGCCTATAAGCAACTATAGGTCTTTCAAAGAACTGAGCCAGCGATATAGCTGGGGTGGTCCCGGCTGAGTAGGTCGAGTCTGGAGAAGACGCAACTTGCTCACCTTGATGGGGAACGTCATCTTCGAATTGCACAACTTGTTGTGTTGATGCAACTGGTAGAGTCATGTTCTCAATTCCTGTGGATTCAGGTACAATAGTTGTTGCTACTGTTGTAACTGTCGAGGTATCCGCCTCTAACTCATTAAGGATATGAGCTACACCACAATAGTTTTTATTATTATGAATATATGAATTATTGTTTGTCTCAGGTCGTTCTTAGTGGTGGAACCGACCCCTGGCTACCCACCACGCAACATCACACCCCCTGTCAATATATGAAAATATGTAGTATGTATGTAAAGTTCATCCACTGGCAAGCCTGATGACAGTCATCGGTATCCAATACCAGTGGGAAAAGTGGTTACGTGTTTTACGCCCCGACGGGCGTGTTGTCCGCGTAGGATTCTTTCCAAGATTCCACACGGTCATCAAATGATTGGAGCAACCCTTCTGCGGCTGCCCCCTGTCGGTCAACTAACTTACTGCAGCGTTCCCTGTACCAGTCGTACTTCTCTCTACCATGGAGGAAAGCTTCAAACATGGTTGTGTTTACAATTGCAGCTAGAGTCTTCTTCTCGTCACCAACTTTCGGTGCTGTACCACATAACAACGGCTTCATTATCGAGTCCTCGTCTAGGGCTCCGACACGGCAGTTTAATTCCGGTATATACACACTCTTGCGTTTGAGAAAGTCGACATCATCGATATGAAAGAAATCGACTATTGCATCCGCATCCTTGTCTGGTGTCGTGAAATCCACACCGTGCATTTTCATGTACGTTTTGTGGACTTCGAAATTCCAATTGACATCATCTTTCACTCCAGCAAGATCATCGTCTCCGTAAATAGATGGAGCTACATGTTCCTTGAAGGGTTTTGGATTAGACGCGGCAAAATAAGACAGGCGTAAATACAAGCTATTGACAGTGCCATTGATTTGAACTGTTCCTGAAACACCAGAGGGACCACTAGCGTTGGTCTCCAACATGGTGCCATTAACAGCAATCTTTGGGTTAGCCATATCAGTAGCTAAACCGTGCATGATGAGAAGATCATCTTCGGTGTAGTTTCCTGATCGGTCTGCAAATTGTATATAACACCACAATGACGCTTTCACTAAGATCGCAGCCATTCGTGTGTCAAATCCTTTGTAGTCACCTGCCAGTATTCGATCCTTTCCAAATTTCTCGATGTACTGCATGAGCTCCTCCCACTCGTCACTAGAGCAGTTTATTCCAACCGCTTGCTCTGAGACAAGTGGGAACAGCATCATGATATGCCAGACTGGGAGGAACAATCGACGAATTTCTAAAACAAATGCTAACTGAGCAGCGTAGAACACACGAACTTTCTCGGATTCAACATCCTTAGGTTCATCTTTCAAACACGCTTTAAAAATAGGGTGATATTGCTCTCCTCGCCTATAGTGAGCACGCAAATTTTCGACCTCATCCCAGAAACATTGATCTAGTACTTTGGGTTCCTTCATCCCTTCAATGGGTTCGTCCGATATCTCAACATAGTTCATCTTGGCTCCCGATAAGGGGTAACCTGGGGAACTCTTGAAGTTCAGAGCCTCAACACCTTTCCACCCTGGTACGCCATTAACGCACTGATTTGGTGTCAATGGTTTACAGCGATTGTGAGCTATTTCGGTGTCAAATAAAGGTCCAAGTTGATCGACATAGTCCTGTATAGCCTCAATCAATACTTCACCAGGAAAACCTAGAGACGGTTCTGCAATCTTTGACATAGTATCATACCATGGTTTCCACTTTGGAAATAACTTCGGTGGTCCCCAATGGTTCTTGACTCCAAATAATTCAGTAACATCGTTTGCCCACGAATGTTCTTTAATGCTACTTGTGGGAGTTACGCCACCATTGCATGTGCCTAGTACCTCATAAGCCGGTGCGTCAATATAATTAACGAAAGACTTGGGGTGTATGTCTTCCGAGACCATGAGATCTCGGTTGTACATCTTGGCACGTTCCGGTGAAGGATTGAACTGCTTCAACACCCCGAGGTTCTTCTCGAACTTCTTGAGTGTATCCTCAATTTCCTTCCTAGTGACAAAGCTGTAATACGCTCTACGACCTTCTGAGTGGTTTTGTCCTGCGGTGTGAATACCAAGTATGCATGGACAGCTTGTGTGACTAATCCAAGGAGCACCACACATGCCATCTTCAGTGAGCAAGTTAGTTCTATCACTACCGTGAACAATCTGCCCAAAGAATGAGCCGTATTGTGGGGTGGCATAATCGTATGATTGTGGTTTGCCCTCCACTGTCCCGGCTAGTTCCAACAACTCCCCTTCTTTTGTGCGAGAAACCATTGTAACAAGGCTACTCAGCACTTCAGTAACGGGGAACCATTTCGTCAGATCGCGTTTACTACCACTGTCAGGGACATACGCTATGCGCAGATCGTGTCCATCGATCTTGTGTGAATACACTAGGGATACTAGATGCTTTCGAGCTCTAGCTTTATCCTCGATAGGACCACTGATAGTTTCGTAATACATGTTGTCACGATAATTACCTTTGGAGTCTTTCCAGTGATGGTCAACAGTCAATAGGTAATTTGATTTGAGAAATAATCCGTGAGTATCACAGATATCATTTTCCTCTGTTTTAGTTGGAGCTTCTGCCTTGATGCGAACAATGCTTTTCGCAACAACGCCTATCAACTGCTCCGGGGTTGATGTATTGATGTCCCCACCTGGGGACTTTTTGACCCACTCCTTCGACCACAAATTCGGTTTAGATTCTCGAACTTGAACCTCCTCTTCACTCTCGGGTGCAAGGGCTGATTCCGGTACGGGACCATTCGGATCTACTTCCTTCTTTGGGGCGGGTTTCTCTGGTTCTTCTTTACCAAGATTGGAAAGATCAACACACTTACTGATCCTCCGTGCGATGCGAAGCGCGCTATATGCGAGCAGAGACCATCCTAAGATTTTGAGAGCAAAGCTCAAGTGATTGTCACGCAGACGTTTCACAGTCTCAGGTAATGCATTCCGCTCGTGTGCAATACGCAGCATGAGCACCTTACGGCACCGACCAATTAGATAGATGTTGAATATCCATAACAAGAAGCCGACTCCATAGCACTGACTGGAGAATGTGTAGTCCATGTCAAACCCTGATACCAGTCCCATGAAGAACATGAGAACTGCTAAACAAGTTATGAGAGAAACTACTACATTAGACCAGCGGCTAGTGTAGAGCTTTGGGTTAATGATATCGAAGATCCAGTTCCATACCCACCATCGTGGATTTCCTTCCGAATCGTGTAGCCAATCATTGGGCATGTACGTTGTGAACTTTACAAACGGTGAATGCCAAAACCACCACAACAATGTATAGTAAGTGCATAGTGTTACAGGTGCGCCTCTACTCTGAAGGGGTAAAAACGCCTGAGCTGCATAACTCTTACAAGAACCAATAACAAAGTTTATGGCAGTGTCTGTGGGACTGGCCAACACATTGTCGATCCGTCGTGCAGTTTCGCCAATACTTTCAGGCACGATTCCATCTTGTGATCTACCGAACCATCCACTGAACCAACTCGTGGAGCCACTACTGCTGGTCGCATTATTAGATGCAGGAGTGTTTTTCGCGCAAGAGCATATAGCTTTAGGCACGTCGCACTTCTGACACCATTGCATGGGACCAATCTTCGCTGTGGCGTACTCGACCAATTTTAGTTGGCCTTGGTAGTATTCACGAGCTTTAGGAACATACCACTTTACGAACTCAGGGAAGGATATCCCACGTCGCATCCATGGTTCAGCATACTCTTTTTCAAAGATGTCTGAGCCATCAGGTGCGGTGGAGAATTTCCCAACCTTGACATGTAGTATCCAGAAATCTGGGATCTTGCGCTCCTCAGGAGTTCGCCTAACGTTCCAAGCGTTAGCTTTATCCTGGTCAAGCATGTGACCTCCATTGTGGGTGAATTCCGGTTTCACTGTTACTGTTATATGCCATCTGATCCGTCGAAGAACAGAGTTCTTCTTATTGGAATATTTCCCGGCATCGAGATCTTCCTTATTGGAAGTTAAAACAAACACTTTCGGCTCGACTCGCACCTTGCCCTTCAAGTGGGCTTCAGCTTGAGGCGCGGCCATTGGTACTGGGTTAGCTATATCAATGATGTCCCTCAAAGGACTCTTGTCTAGCCACTCTGCCTTAGTGTTGCAGAAATCATCTCCTACAGCAGCGATGAAGCATGTCTTCCAACCATCCATGAAGTTGGCACCTTCCTGTAAATAACCGATTAACTCGTCCGAGTATTCGATATTATTAGCAGCGCAGAATATCTCAATGAACGCACGATAAAGCGTTGATTTTCCAACACCCGTATCACCAAAGAACAACGCGGTTTCTGGGACCACTCGCAATCCAGCTCCATTTCTGAAGGTGTTATAAGTGGTGGAGATACCTTTGATTGTCCTCCTGTAGACCCCTAGTTGTGTTTTGATCATTGGATCCGTCGCATTACCATGCAACAAATCAATTTTCTCTTCACATTTTTGGAGTATGCGGGCATAGTGATTTTCCGGCTGACCAGTTCTACTCGTGTAGTTCCCAGTTTGAATGTCTTCAATGTGTTGTAAAAGAAAGAAGTAATCAGTTTCAAATGAAGTGATCTCATCTTCTGAATAAAACAAAGGAGTGATACTCCCAGTTGTGAAACATTTATAACCAGTTTCGACAAAGAATAGAATCGAATCAAGGATCGATGTTACCAAGTTGGGCGCATTCATTGTGCGCGGTAGAGCTTTCGCTCGATACAATTCGAAACCATTAAAACTCCATGATAGTTTAGCAGCTGAACACATTTGAAGTGAAATAGCACAACTAATAATGAAATTTAGATGTTCGAAAACTTGGTTCCTCTTCACGGTTTTCCAATTGGCAACTGCGGAGCGTAATGTTTCCACAAAGCTATTCCCGATACTTTCCGGTTGGATACCACCAAATGTAGCATCAAAAGCTTTCTTGATTGAGCTTAAGACGCTAATACCAGAGTACTCGTGTGCGCCAGATGCCATCTGCAAAATGAGCTGCTCAGTTGTTGAACACTGTGACAGCAAAATTACATTAAACACGCATCTTTCCACTTCGAATAGGGCTCCACTATCTCGTTTGAGTCCAGTGGTGGCCTCGACCTCGTCCAGTATCCCTGATAATTCTCCTAAAATTTCCATGGCACGTGTCGTCTTCTTGACACCTTCACCTACTGATTCTGGGAAAATTCCTTCAAAAATGTTGAACGAGTCCAATTCTTCTGCGGTCAAATCGATGGGAAAATCGCCCACGGGTGTGAAACCCAATGGTGGCGTTTCCACTTCACGCACAACCTGATTATTGGTTGTCTTGAGTCTGGAATTTCGACTAGTTCGAGTGGCATTCCAATCCTTCTCCATTTCCTGGACGGTGTTGTACAACACACGTCGCTCACGCTCTGTCGCCATAGAATCATTGAACCACATGTCCAAAGGAAACTCGACAGAGTAGAGAGTTGTCAATTGCAACTCGAATCTGTGGTCCAGTTTTAACACTGGCCACGGGACAGTATTGTAGGTACGTCTGAACGCAATCACGGAGAGTAAGTCGTGTTGAGTGTAATACTCACGACAATCTTCGAAATCGCATTTTGCAACATACTGTCTACTGTCAAAGGCTGACTTGGATCGCTGTCGACCCAGTCGTTCCCACCCCCGTTTGGTGGGGATGGTGTATGGATAATGCACAATGTACTCATCCTCTGTGTAATTGGTATTAGATAACAAATCAATAAAGAATAGCTTGTTAGATGCAGAGTTTGCACCAGACTGAGTCTGGTGCGTCGTGTTTTCGTTAGCTGATTTCATGATGGAGGTTGCGATTTACTGGGATATTAATACTGAATGAAATAATTGAGTAGTTTATAAGTAAATGCAATAACAAAATGAGATAATGGCTTCCTGAATTCTTGACTAATGTTTCACTCCACGCGGTAAAACGTGGAAACAGTGGGGACTCTGCAGCCTAAGTAGCGCTCCTGTCGACTGACCGTTTACCTACTCCTCCTTACCGGGCAGTAAGGCCCCAGGCCGAAGGCACCCCGACACTGGTGTACTTATGGTTTCCCAAGTTGGCATATCACATCCTCCATGGCGATTCTCGCTTAGGATTTTCGGTAAGAGCTCCAATTGAATGCCGGTGCATCCACTAAAAGACACACCACTAACAATGATTTCCTTAAACTTACTAATCCACTGGAGTCAACTCCCCCCGAAAGGGTCGTATCTCGGCCAGTATTACCCATTATGCAGTGTTCTTCACGAGGAACGACTCCACTGCAGGGAAGGGGCTTTTATGCACCGTTGATAGCCAAAACCTTCACTAAATCCTATACCTAAAAGTCTGGTTTCACCTAGACCGCACTATCCTCTCCGAAGAGAGGGTTGCCTACAAGCCTACTTTCTCGCAAAAGTAGTATAGTCACACTTTTCTAAAAGGTATCCGTTTTCCAAAATATGTACCCTGAAGGTTCCCTAAAAGCCTACAACACACTTAGTCCTTAATACTAAAACAAATAGAGTACACTAAATAATGTACAAGCAAACTAAAGCTAACTAGAGCACACTAGATAATGTGCAAGCATACTGAAGCTTACAAAATCAAAATGTAGAATACGTAAGATTGCT